CCTAATATGCCTAATATGCCTAATATGCCTAATATGCCTAATATGCCTAATATGCCTAATATGACTAATATGCCTAATATGTCTAATATGCCTAATAATATTTCAATATCTAATTTATCAAATTCTGATAAACTACCTTTTTTTCAAAAAATAAGTAATTCAATGCCTTCTACTAAATATATGTCAAATATTAATACCCCTATATCTAATGACTATGTACAAATACCAGATTTACCTTTTTTAACTAAAATAAAATAAATTTATCATACACATATTATATAAGATTTAATTATTAATTGTAAATATTAATAATGTCAATAAATATATATGATCTTGTAAAATCAACTCATATTATCGGAGAAGAAAGTTTAAAAAAAATTACTACAAATGACAATGATACTAAAGATACTAAAGATACTAAAGATACTAAAGATACTAATAAAGAAGAAAGTACAGGATGGTGGAAAAAATCAGAAGATGGGAAAAAAAGAGTAATGTTATGTGGTACTTATCCTATTGGTACAAGTAATGGATATTCAAAAGTTGTATATTATATAGCAAAATATTTGGGAAAATATGACGATATATCTTTAACTATATATGGTTTTCAAAATGTTAATAATACGAATGATAAATCTCTAAGAAATGATATACCCGCGTCTGTAAAACTTCACGATGTTTTAGCAGCAGAAAATCCAAAAAGAAATGGTTTTGGTGAAGTAGAAATTGGCGATTTTATAAAAAGAAATCCTCAAGATGTTATTATTATTTTTAATGATAATATGATTACAACATCATTAACAAGAACTATAATTAAAGAATGTGGTGATCAAAGATCTAATTTTAAGTTATGGTCTTACATGGACCAAGTATATCCTTATCAGAAAAAAAATTATATTGATATATTAAATGCTTTTTTTGATGGAATTATTACTTTTACTCCTTATTGGAAAGAAATTGCTTTAAAATTAGGAATTAAGAAAAGTATGCCCATTCATGTATTTCCGCATGGATTTGATACAAATATGTATTATCCTATACCAAAAGATATAGCAAGAATATATTTTAAGTATAATGTTGATGATTTTATGGTTTTAAATTTAAATAGAAATCAACCAAGAAAATGCTGGGACCACACTATAATTGCATGGGTAGAATTTGTAGAAATGCATTATAATGTAAATGTAAGAAATACTATAAAAAAAAATAATAATAATATAAAACCTATTAAACTTATTATAGGGACACAAATAGATGCTTTTTGGAATTTATGGGATGTTATTGAAAATGAAGTTAAATTTCGCGATGTTCCATTTGATTATGTAAAAGATACAATAGTTGAAGTAGCAATGCCTCAACAATTATCAGATAAAGAAATTAATATATTATATAATTGTTGTGATATAGGTTGTAATAATTGCAATGGAGGAGGATATGAATTAACAGTATTTGAATGTTTAGGTTTAGGAATTCCACAAGTTGCATCATATGTAGGTGGGATAAGAGAATATTTAAATGATAATAATTCAATACCTATTAAATCTACCATATATCAATATTTAGATAATAAATCAAATGGTATTGGTGGAAAAGCTGAAATAACAGACCCTCACGAATTTGCTTTAGCTTTTTGGAAATATTTCAACAATCCGCAATTAAGAATGAAACATGGAAAGAATGGACGAGAAAATATTTTGAAAAACTATAGATGGGAAACACTAGTTAAATATTTTCATTCAAATATTTTAAGTAAAATATAATCAATTATTTTTATAATATTAAATAATTATTTTTACTATTCTCATTAGATATTTTATGCTTTATTTATATATTACTCATTATGTTTTGTTTTATCCTTGATATATTAAAAATTGATAATATTAGTATTTTATTATTACTTACAAAGAAACCAAATGGCTCTTTTTATCGATACTGAAACTAATGGACTTCCGAACATGACTAATATGAAATGGGGGGAATATCCTAATCATACTATCATAGATAATTATGATACGGCGAGAATTGTTCAACTATCATATATTGTAACAGATTATGATTATAATAAAATTCATTTGGATGATTTTGTAATTAAACGGGAAAATTTTAATATTACAAATAGTGAATTTCATTCAATTACTGATGAAATTTCTGATAAAGAAGGAATTGATTTTAATATTGCTATTGAAAAATTTTATGAAAATCTAAAAAGTATTGATTTCATTATTGCTCATAATATAGCGTTTGATATTTCTGTTATTAAATCAGAGCTTTATCGCAGGAAAAGGTTTGATATATTAAATGAAATTGAAAAAAAAAATCTAATTTGTACTATGAGACATACTAAGAATATTCTTAGAATTGTTAATAAATTTGGTAAATATAAATATCCTTCTATGAAGGAATTGTATTCATATTGTTTTGGACAAGAAATAACAAATGCACATAATTCTATGTGGGATGTAATTAATTTACATTCTTGTATTAAATATATGTATGACAATGGGATACTAAATTGTAATTTATAGATAAATTAGCTTTATTTATATAAAAAATAAATAATATATATATATATATTTTTTATATTTTTTATATTTTTTATATATGTAAAATTAAAAGTTAAAAATGAGTACATAATTATTTTTTTCTTAAAGTTTCAAAAGTTTTTATATTTTTCTAAATTTTTTTTAATTATGTACTCATTTTAATTTTTCATAAAAATAGATGGATATATGTGCGAATAAGTTCTTCCATAATCATAATTTATGATGTAAATAATTAAATTATAATATATACAAAATATATTATCACAAATAAGCTCTATATATATAATATATAATACAATAAAATAAATAGTAAATAGAATATCATAACTAGTTATTTTTTTATTTTGATAATATATAATAGCAAATATAGGTAATTTAATAAAATTTATTATTAAAAAATGTAAAGGAAAACTTTTTACATTTTTATAATATAATATTATTATCATAGAAACAATAAAAAATGCTATTGCTATAGATAATAATATTATAGGATTATAAGGAAATATTTTAAAAATATAACCTATTGAATATAAAATAATCCAAAAAGATAAAAATTTATCTAATCTAATTATATCGCCCATTTAATATATATAAATAAAACTATATATTATAAAAAAATAATTAACCTTTATAATTTAAGTAAAAATACTTATTTCACATATTTTTATGTAATAACATTTATTAAGTAATAATAACATATCTTTAATTGAAATTATACCAGAAGGTATAACACTTAAAGAATTTATATATAAATATATATAAATATATATTACTATTATATAGTAATATATAATGTTTATCAAAAACTTTATATTAGTTTTCATGTTATCTAACGTATTTTTTGTAAATTCATTTGTTTATTACAAAAGCAATATTATAAATAATATAAATATGAGATTTTTAGGTGATATTAGTAGAAGAAATATATTAGAATTAATACCTTCGACTATAGCCCCTGTTATTATTCATCCAAAATATGTATTAGCTATTAAAGATACTATGAATAAAAATGAAGATAAAATTAATAAAGTTGCTGTTTTTGGAGCTTCTGGATATACTGGCGGAGATACTATTAGAACTCTCATAAATAATAATATAAATGTATTAGCAATTACAAGAAGAAATGTTGAAATAGTGGACAGACAAAATGCTAAAATTAATACTCTTGTTATTGATGATATTAAAGATAAAAATAAAATTAAGAAGATTAGTGGTGTAGATGTATTAAAACAATCTACATTAGATGGTATATTAAATGGATGCGATTCTGTAATTTTCTGTGCTGCTTCAAGACCTTCTGTAAAAATTACAGGTACACCTGGTACGGATGCTTTTGATAAGATAAATAATAATATTACACAAAATCAAATTGCTGAACCAAGTAGTAATGTAGAAGATATTGGATTAGTTAATGTTGCAAAAGAAGCAATTAAATCTAAAGTAAAAAGATTAATAATAGTATCTTCAATTTGTGCTAAATGTCAAATAGGAAAAGAAAATTATGGAGAAACTATAGATAGAGGATTTGCAAGCTGTGATACATGTTATAAAAAACAGACAGGAGAAGAAAGGGTTCGTAATTTATATAAAAATCTTCCAAATAATTTAAGTTATACTATTGTTAGACCAGGTATGTTATCTCCAGGTGAAAAGCGTGGGCCATCTGAAGTAGAATTTAATCAAGGAGTTTCTAAAAGCGGTATTATATCTCGTATTGATTTAGCTGATATTTTAGTATCAGCAGTAAAAACTAAAAATAGTGCTAGAAAAACTTTTGAAGTATATTATAAAGATACAGCACAACCAGTAGATATGTATAAATCACTTAAAACATGTAAAGAAATGGGAAAAAGCGTTAAAGAATGTTTTTTTGGTGAAGGATATAATGAAACTACACCATTATCTATTGATAAAATGTTGAATACTACTATAAAAGGTACTATATTTCCATCAGGTAATGAAGTATTAGGAAATAATTATGAAAAAATGTTATATAAATTAAAAGAAGACGTTTACGAAAATTATGATATTACTAATTTAATGTCAAATGATATAATATAAAATATATATAAAAAATATAATATATTAAATATAAAATGCATAAATATATAATTAGTTCACTATTATTTATTAATGTATGTTTGGCATTTACAACATATTCATCATTTTCGCAAATTTCTAATATCAAAAATATTAATATAAAATTAAGAAAAAATAATATTACTGCTGTAAATTTAAATAGAAGAAATTTTTTTAAATTATCAAGAACTTTATCTGTACCATACATATTTAATAATTATGTTAATGTAGCTAATGCAGAAAAATCTGTAAATAAAGAAGAAGATATTGAAAAATTAAGAGAAGAAGCAAATAGAATAATTGAAATAATTGAAATTCAAAAAGAAACATTTAATCTCCCGACAAATAGCAAATCTGTCGAAAAAAATCCTGAAAATTTTAGAAATATTAAAGAAGCAAAAAATATAACAGAAAAAGAAGAAATTAAAAATACACTTAATATTATTTTAGATGATTTTAAAAAAAATGGTAAAAATAATCCAGAAAAATCGTTGAAAATTCTTCAATCGTTTTGTTCTGATTCTAATGTAATTAAAACTAAAAATGTAGTTAAATTAAAAGAATTATTTGCTGATGGAAAATATGGAATAATGTTAGGAAATTTTGATAATTATTATATTGAAAAATATAATAAAATATATGATACTGATGTAGATAAAAAATATTATGAAGTAGATGTTAAAATAGAAGCATCTTACAAAGCAATGATATATAATAGTATTCAATTTGACGACATGTATTATCCTGAAAATCCCGGTGATCCATGTTACATATATTTTAGATGGATTTTTGTTAAAACAGATGATAAATATAAGATTGATGGTTGTTATCTTCTTCCTAAAAAAAATTAAAAAAAAATTAAATTAAATAGAGTAAATAGCTTATTTTTTACATATTATAAAAATAATAATATTAAGAATTATAATTTAGGTTGTAATGTAGGTTCTATGTCTTTAAGAGGTATATTTAAATTATTAGTATTATCTGCAAATTCTTTTCCTCTCTCGTTTTCTAACATAGTAAAAGTAGAGCCCTTATAAGAACCTAATATCAATTCACATGTTTTTATTAAATTATCACGTAAATATTTAATAGAAACCTTATCGCCTGGATTATATTTTTTCAAGATTACATTTAAATCATTTGGACCTAAAACATCAATATTATCTATAGATAATATAATATCACCAATTTTTTCTACTTTTTGTGTTTTATCACGAAGAACTCCTTGTAATCCTGCTGTATAAGCAGGTGATTTTTCAGGAACTTCAAGAATTAATACACCTTTATCAATTATAGGAATACCACTTTTTTCAGATTCTAATATAGAAGGATTTCTTTCCATATATGAAATTCCAAGGATTGCTCTTTTAACAAACCCTGTTTCTATTATATCTGTAATAGATTTTACAGCATTATTTATAGGTATAGTAAAACCAATACCAGATGATACACCATTTCCAAGAGATGCTGTATTAATTCCTAATAATTCACCTTTGCTATTTAATAAAGGTCCTCCACTATTTCCAGGATTTATAGCAGCATCTGTTTGAATAACATTATAAATTTTTCTTCCTGTAGGTGCTGTAATTTCTCTATTATTAGCTGATATTATACCAGCTGTAAATGTATGATCTTGTCCAAATGGATTTCCAATAGCATATGCGTTTTCTCCAATGATACTTTTTATATTTTTATTATAATTAATAACTTGAAGGTTATCAGTTACATCTGTATCAATTTTAAGAACAGCTATATCAAGGTCCGGATCAATTCCTGTTAATTTAGCATTATAATTTTTCTTATTATTATTTTTATCAGTTATTGTAATAATAGCATTATCTACCTTATTTATAACATGAAAATTTGTTATAATATGTCCTTTTTTATCCCATATAAATCCTGTTCCAACACCTTTAGGCAAATCCTCTTTATTTAAATTATATTTATCAGCCATATTATTATATTCTGTACTGATATAACATACAGATGGAACAGCATTATAAAAAATATTAGATTGCGCCTTTTCAATATTAGGTATTATATTATCATATAAAAATATTGTATTTATTCCTAATAAATTTGTTCCTAAATATAGAAATAATATATTTCTTCTATTAATTAATTCAGATTTATTATTATCATTTGACTTTGACATCATTAATGAACTTAAGGAATGTGACGAATGTGACGAATGTGACGAATGTGACGAATGTGACGAATGTGACGAATGTGACGAATGTTTATGTACTTTGCGAAGAGTTAAAAAAGGGATATTTACATAAGATTGTACAAATAGTAATTTTGTAAATAACAACAAACATAATAGTTTTTTAGATAACATCAAAATTCTTTAATTAATATTATGTATCAAATATTTATATACTATTTATAAAAAATGATATATTCTTTCTTTGTAATATAAATTATATTATATGATTGGAAAAACAAATATTAGTTTCAACATTCAATATATTAAAAAAAGAACGTATGAAACAATTAAAAATATAGTTTTTAAACATAATGGTATTATTTTTGGAGAGTTCGTAAGAGATTATATAATATCAGAATATTATACGGATTTATTTAAAAAAGATGTTATGCTAAGTAATTGTGATATTTGGAATAGTTGTATAGATAAAGATACAATAGCAAGAACTATTGTATCAGATGATATAGATATACATATTGCCAATATTAATAACTTTTATAATATGATGTTTGATATTGATAATTATTTTAATAATAATTTTGGATCTATAAATATAAAAAATAAAAATGTTATATCTATTAATAAAAAAAATAATAATAATGATGAAATAATATACAGATATGGTAATGATGTAGATAATATATATAGATATAATTATGAAATAATTGTTGGCAAAATTCCTTATGTTTGCGAAGGTGTTTCCATGAAAATAGTTATAGATATTGTTATTAGTGATAAAATAGCTCCTTTTGGAAAATTAGACTTTTTATGTAACGGCTTTATTATGACAAATGATAATAATATTTATTTATCTACTAATACAGGTACTGACTTAGATAATTTGGGATTTGTAGAAAAAAAAGAAATAGAATCTAAAATAATTAAAGATATAGTTAATTTTACAACATATTATTGTAATAAATTTCCAGAAATGTCTAATAAAAATAATTATTATAAAATTGAATATACTGAAATAGCATGTAAAAAAATTGAGAATATGATAAATAATAAATGGAAATGGAATATACTAAATTTACCATTTGTATTTATTTATTTAAATAAATATCAAAATATATATGATAAATGTAGTATATGTTTTGAAAAATTTAAAAAAAAAAATAAAAAAATTGTATTTGAAGAAAATAATTTAACATACATGTTTCACATTGATTGTTTCTTTAAATATATGTATAAACAATTAGATAATAAAAAATTATTATATATTAATAACTATAATAATTTAGAAGAATTCTTATTAAGATGTCCAAACGAAAATATTATTAATTTAAATATCACCAATATAAATAATATAATTGAAAATTATCTAAACAGATTTTAAGCAATTTGTTTCCATGTTTCTCCACAATGTTCACATACATAAAGATATTTCATATTTTTACTATCATATTTAATATATATTACCTGTCTTTTACTTTCTGGAGCATCGCATTTTGTATTAGGACAATTAATCATAGGATCTTTAATTCTTCTCAATGTGGGATCATAACGTAAATATTTATTTACATGTTGATTATATAATAGGTCATCTTCACTATAAATAGTTTTTGATATTTTAATAGCACTATTTATTGTTTCTACTTTTTCAAATTCACAATGTTTGCAATATTTTAGAAGTTTTTTTTCTTCATTTGATTTGACATACAACATATTATCACACAATTCACAGAACTCCATTTTATAATAGTAATAAGAAAATTATAAATCTTATATAATCATTTTTTATTTTTTAATTATCTTCTTCATTATTTTCTTCTAATTTATAAGAAATACCACGCCATCCCTTGTTATCATAAGGAACACTTAGTAATTTCTCAAAATATGCTTTTAATTGATTTCTATCGGGGCACTTCTTACTTTTAATAACATTAGAAGCACACCATATACGGAAATCATTATATAATTTAGTGATTGTAACACGTGGTTCCTTAATTTCAGGGTCGATGATAATCTTTTCGCTAATAAATTGTCCAATAACATCATTATTTTGTTTATAACTTTCTGTTGCTATTCTTACTTCAGATGGTTCGTGTATAGAAGAGAAGTTAATGTTTTTATGTCTTTCTATCATCATACTAATAAATATCTCTTTCCATTTTTCAAATTTGTCAGTCAATTCAAAATCCATATGAAATTCATTTTTATTACTATCAGGATTTTCACAAAATCTGCTTGAAAAATTGCAAACCTTAATACGTCTCCATGTACCACCATCATCACTTGGAACTTCTGGAAGTTCATTACAAGTTAGAATCATCTTAAATTGAGGTTTAAATTCATAAGGTTCTTTAAATAAAGTTCTTACCAAAATTCTATCCTGTCCAGAAAGTTCTTTCATAAGACCTATATTTAATCTTTCATTTTCACTTGGTTCTTGCATAACCGCAAATCGTCTTCCCTTAGTTCTTTCTAATTCACTTTGTGCTGCGTTACTTGCAGCACGTTTTTGAGTTAAAAGAGCAATCGGCAATATACAATAATAATCACCAATTGCCTTTTGAATTAAATCTAATAACTTAGATTTTCCATTACTTCCTTGACCTGTAAATATATAAAATCTTTCTTGTGAAATACTACCATCTAATATACATGTAAGTGTATCTAAAACATAATTTCTAAGATTTTTATTTGTAAAAATTTTTCCAAAAAACTCATTTATATCATTAATTTCAGGAATTTCTGTATTATATTTAATATAATTATTTTTTGTTGAAAGTAAGATATAATCGTCTGGCATACCATCTCTAAATATATGTAATTTAAGATCATAAACACCATTTTCAAATCCTATTAAATGCGATCTACTATCAAGAAGTTCTTCAAATTTATCATCAACAAATAACGTCCTACATTCTTTCATAATAGAATCTTTAAAACTAGCATTTTTAAGCTGTTTTGATATACTAATACATTTTTTGCTTTTTTCTTCATTTATAATTTTTAATATAGGATCTTCGCAATGTTCAGCATAATATTGACTTCTTTCCATAAATTTTTTACAAATATCTACACTCAATATTCTTCGAAGTTCTAATCCTTCTCTTGCTCTAACCCATTTATGTTTTTCTCTATCATATTTATACCAATTATCTTTTGAAATAGCTTTAAACTCATCTTTGAAGATAGCATGAACAACGCAAGCAATATCGTAATGAGAGCCATCGCTTCCTAAAGCTTGATCTATTAATTTTATAATTGATTTATTAACAACATCATTATATTTTGTTAAATTATCTTGTTTTGCCCACCAACGCAATGTGCCTATTCCCATATTGTCTTTTCTCATCTTATCCCATAGTTGTTGACATTCACCTTCAATATAAACACTACTAATTTTAGAAAATTCAATCCATGTTTCTAATAAACGATAATCTATATTTCTTAATACCCAACCTAAATTAATCCAATCAGTATAATTATCAGCACGAGTAGATGATAAACATTCATTAACCAATTTTTTAATAAATATCAAATCGTCTTCAGAAACATATTTCTTATCAGTGTTTAAAGCTTTTCCTAATATATTATTTTGTACTTTTGATTTTAATTTATTATCCAATGAGGGAAGAATATGTTTACTATATTGATTTATTTCTGTTACAAACTCTTCTTTAATTATATTAATATCACTATTATAATTTTTTCTCATAGAAAATAATTTAATAAATTTTAGTTCGTCGCTTGCGTTTAAAGAATAATCGCTTTTAATTGTTTGATTATTTTTAAAAGTATATATTGAAGAAACGCGATATGTATCACAATCTGGTTTTTTACTTCCATACATTTGCCAACAATTGACATCTATAATTGCTTTATCAATAATTGATTCATAATCATTACATATTGGCAAATCTTTAAAAATCGTATTACTAATATCTATAATTTTTCTTCTTATAAAATGTTGAACATTATTAGAAATTATTATATTAGGAAATACAATGTGAATACCATCTTTTAATTTATTGCGAAATTCAACTGGATTAGGTTTTTCCATAATATACGCAGTAGTATTATCATCTGTAACATTAAGATATTTAGATATAATATTATAATAAGCTTCTATGATTTTAAAAATATGTTGTTCTTCATAAAATCTTTCAAATCTCTTATTATTATTTAATGACGAATTTGATGTTTGTGAACTATAAATTCCTGATTTATCATCTGGAATAGTAAAACGAAAATCTATATCAACTCTCAAAGGACTTGGATTTAATGGTTTTTCTGTAAAATATAGTTGTACACCATTTGTAAGCGCTAAACTATATAAATTAATAAATTCTTCATAATTTTCTTCTGGTATATTGAGACTGACCTTTGGTGCACCTATACTTGTATTTGTAAAAGGTTTTCCCTTATCAACACGATATTTATTTATAAAAGAGCGTAAATCTTCATTTATACCCATAATTATAAATAATATTACTTTTATATATATATCAATTTTTATTTTTATACATATTTTACATGGTATAGATAATTTTAATGCTGTGAATATATTATATAATTGTTATAATTACTATTGCGTGTTTATTATATATTTTATTATATTATAATAGAAAATATTATCATCATTTATATTATGAGTGTTAAATATTCAAGTCCAGCAAGTATGAAAAATCCTAATTTATTTAGTAAAGAATCTTTAATCAAATTAATAATTGCATGGAATAATAATAAAGAAGATAAAATTATATATAAAAAATCATATCCAATTAATAAATTATCATCACTTTTAAATGAAAAAGTAAAACCTATATGTAATGATAAAGAATATTGGTGTTGGCCGGGTGCAATTAAACAATTTTCTAAAGATTCGAGAACACGAGAAATTATAGAGAAAATAGAAAAAACTGAACTAAGACCAGAAATGCCAAGTGAATGGTATAAAAATCCTATAGAATGGTTATCGAATTACGACATAGAAGATGTAATGATACAATATAATAATGATAATAAATATAAATATTGTTTCTTAGGAGTTTTCCCAATTGATTTTTCTGAAGAAGATATGTTTGGAAAATGTCTTTATAGCGAAATATGTAATATAGATATCAATAAATATATAAATAAAAAATATAAATACATAGGTTTAATTACCAATTTAGATAAACACAATGAACCTGGTTCACATTGGACATCAACATTTATTATATTAGACCCTAAATTAAAATGTTATGGCGCATATTATTATGATAGTAATTCTTCACCAATACCCAAATATATTCAAAAATTTTTAAATTCAATAAAAACGCAGTTAAAAACAAAATATCCTAAAAATGTTTTTAAGATATATAATAATAATATCAGACATCAGAGAAAAAATACTGAATGCGGTATGTTTTCAATGACATTTCAGATTAGATGGTTAAATGCACTATTAAAATTTAAAGAATTAAATTTTGAATCTCCTTATACTTGTGAAAATTTTGTAGATTATATTATTAAAGCAGATAATATTAAAGATGATACTATGATAGAAAGTAGAAACTATTTATATAGACCTAATTTTAAAAATTATATAAAATCAACAAATTTAGATGTAAAGAAAAAATAATTGTGTATAGTTTAAAGCTACTATTTTCTTAATCAATTATAAGTTAATGGGTGTAATTGACGAATTTAAACAAGAAAAAAATAAAAAAGTTATAATTTCTGCTTCTAAAAAAATGATTGAAGATAAATATAAAATAATTATAAATGACAATGAATTATTATTAATTATAAATAATATTATATCTTCTATTTGTTCTGATGCTATGTTAATGAAAAATATAGTTAAATTAATGGAACTAAATACAATAACTTTGACAAAAATAAAAGATTATATTGAAAAATATATTATAAATAAACCTGATGAAACAATTCAACAAGAAACTCATATTGAAAAAGAACTTCTTAATAACAAATTCGAAACAGAAGATTTATTATCAAAAGTATTAGAATTAGAAGAGAAAAGAAAAACACTAAATTTATTAGTAAATTTAAATAATGTTAAAGAAAATGAACCAAATATAATTAATATTGCTACGAATGTTGCTAATGCTAATTCAACTAATGTTAATGCTAATGTTACTAATATCTCTAACTCTTCATTTCCTCTTATAAATAAAAATACTTCTAATATGACAGCAGATAATATAGAATTGATAGCTTATATTATTGAAAAAATGGAAAATATAATAAATAATAAAAAAAATGTAAATTATAAAAATTTAATTATTAATAGTTATAACAGAGATTGGAATATATATGAAAGTAGAAATGATTTATCTTTATCTATCAATATTGATTTAAATAAAAATATAATTGAACCTAAAAAAATATTAATGCCAAAATATGTAAAAAATTTAACACCTTATATAAATATGATAATTGATGACACCAAAAAAACACAGAAATATCAATTTATATTAAGTAATTCTAATAAAGATGGTCATTGGGACACGTGGGAAATAATTAATAGTGAACTCGAAAATTTAAATAATACTATAAATTTAAACAATAGGGATTGGATTATTTCTTTTACAGATTATTTAAATAATAAATTAAACCTTGGAACAGATAATATAAATATTGTTAAAATATCAAAAACTTTAGAAGATAATCATTATGATATAACTATAGATAAAAAAGATATAGTATTATTTAAAGAATATTATATTGAATATAACAATTCATATGATAATATATTATTAAAAACAAACGATGATGAAGATATTATATTAAAAATTATTGAAATAAATAATAATATTATTAAGGTATTAAGTGATAAAAATTTAGAAGAATATATTGAAGGAACATTGTTAAATTATAAAGCACAATATAGTATAATATTACAATATCATGCAAAATAATTAATTCTATAATATAATATAATATAATATCATATAATATGGATATTATATCAATATTACTAATATGCCTGTAAATATGAAAATTATCATAGATACGATATCTAATCGATATAATAATTTTATTTTTTCATCGGGACTAATATTATTTTCAAATTCACTATTAAATGCTTTTCCAAAACTAAAATCGAATAGATAATTATAAATATAAGTATAATCAAAAATATCAATAACATTATTTATAAAATTATCAGTTTGAATTATTATAATAACAAGAAAAGCAAATATACTAAATAATACTATATGTATAATAACATTTGATGTATTTGCATGCATATTTAAATAGTTGAATATAATGCGAAGTTTGTAAGAATCTAGATTAATAAAAATTATAAATAATAATAACATTGTTAAATATAATAATGTATATGCGACTATAGAAGATTGTAATGATTTTATAATATTATATTCAATAAGTAACTCAATTATAACAATACATATAGTTCTAATAATGAAAATTAGCAAAAGAAAAACAGCCTTATCTTGAATAGTAACTTTCAGAACAATTTCAGGGTCTAAATCATTCAATATAATACTATTTTTTAATTTTTCTCCTTCATTTAAATATGTAAAATACTGAGACCCTCTATTAGATACCTTATTATTTATAGTAATACCTTTATTATAATTATCCCATAGTGTCTCATATAATAACTCTTCTCCTTCATTATCTACTCCTTTTTTATTAAATTTTTTACCATCATTTATAATATTTTCATCATAATTAGTCGTTTCTTTTAATAAATCAATTATATTAACAAAATCCGCATCATAATCTATTAATTGTTCTAATTCTTTTAATCTTTTACCTTTCATTTTATTTGTAATTTCATTAGATATACTTTTATTTTCATTATCTGTTTCATTTGCCTTATCTTCAGACATAGAATTATTACTCGTGCTATCATTTATGTTTTTTCGTTGTTTTAATAGGTTGTATGTTTTATCAAGTTCATCTATAAAATCTTTAAATTCTTTCATAATTTTGCAATTATTAATTTTTGTTTCATCAGTATCTTTAACATATTCTAATTTAAATTTATTTTTTATAGTATTTATATGATCTATATATTCCGTAGCATATGGTATTTTTTTTAATTCATTTAATTTATTATTTAAAAGATTTAATGAGTTTCTTAAAAGCACGTCTTTTTTTTTATATTCATTTTTATATGTTTCAAAAGTTTCCATATTTTGTTTTGCTCTGGCTTTTTCTTTAACATCTATTGATCTGTTTGAGAGTTGTTTTTCTTTTTTTTTATCATTGTCATATTCTTGTTTGGATGTATTATATTGTGTTGCTTTTTTTTCATTTTCTATAGCTTTATTAAGCTCTATTTCTTCATTATCAATATTTATTTTAAGAGTTTTAAATTCAATTACATCTAATGGGTCTTCATCTTCCGATTTTATAATTTCATTTATTAAAGCGTCAGCATATTTTTTTAAAGAATCAATGTTACCAATTTCTTTATATATTTTTGCTAAATTAATATAAGTATCTTTTAAATCTTCTAAAATTTTATCAGTTTGTAAGCTAATATATTTAGAATCTGCTTTTTCTTTATATTCTTGATTTTCTATATTATTCTTAATAGGTAGCTGTTGCTGTTGTTGCTGTTGTTGTTGAAGTTGTTGTTGAAGTTGTTGTTGAAGTTGTTGTTGAAGTTGTTGTTGCTGTTGTTGTTGCTGTTGTTGTTGAAGTTGTTGTTGAAGTTGTTGTTGCTGTTGTTGTTGAATTTGTTGTTGAAGTTGTTGTTCAAATGGTTCTGCACCACCTTGTTGTTTAGATGTATCCATATTTCTATCATTCGAAAAAAAATATATTAAAGCTAAATATTTTTTATATTTTTTAATACTATTATCTTTTATAATTTTTGTAATATTTTGTATATTATTACAAGATTTGTCTTCAATTGAACCTTCAAATTTATCTTTATCTTTATTTTTTGATGAATTAAATAATTTATAATCTTGAGAATTAATATCTTCATTAATTAAATATTTAATTTTAGATAATATTTCTACATCATATTCATTTAATTGTATTTCTATTCTTTTTATATTATTAATAGATTGATAAATATTTACTAATCTATTATCTAAATCTTTAATTGATAGAGATTTTCCACCTCCAACTTTTTCATTATAATTTTTAATTAAATTTAAATTAGCCATTTTTTTAGCTCTGTCTTCAATAATATTTTCGATCAACTTGTCAGTAGTATCTTTTTTAGTCCCACTTTTTTTATCAATTTTATATATTATTTTTAATCTATCAAAAATATCTTGTTTAATAGCTTTTTTAATATCATCATCATCCGATATAATTTTATTTTTTAATGTATCAATTTTATATTTAAATTCTTTATAAAAATCTAAAAGAAAAATATCATCAATATTTTTATAATTATTAGATTTAAATAATTCATTTAATTTAAGTAAATCTACTATTAATAATGCTTTTTCGCTATAATTATCGTTTATAGTTATATCTGGTATATAAAAATTATCACCTACTTTTAAATAAGGATATTTTCCTTTTGTATATGAATCATCTCTTATATAATTTATATTAGTTACTGAATTAAGTAAGTCTTCTGGTATTTCTATTCTATCATCTTTTTTACCTTCAACTGAAATATATTTTTTTATTTTGCTTTTTATTTTAAAATCATTGTCACTATCTAAATTATAATAACATTTATCATTAGGAGTTCCTGTTACTTCTAACTTTTCCCAATTATAGTAATCATATCTATAATCATTTTTAAATAAAGTTATAAAGTATTGACGCAAATCTGATACTATACTTTCTCCAATTGGTTCTCCATTAGATAACTTATTATAATTGCCAGAATTATTTGTAAATATATGTAATGCGTCTGTTCTTTTCTCAATATCCATATAATTTATTGATAAACTCTATTATAATTAATAGATATATCTTTTTATTAAAATTTAGTTGCTATTATACTTGTTAATATCCACAAAAATATAGTAAATAATGAAAGTGATTTTGATAGTTTTTTTCTATCTTCATATGATATAAGTTTTTCTTCTTTAATATCATCAGCTTCCATATAATTATTATTTTTTTTTATATTTAATATAACAGGTATAAATATTATTACACATATTAAACATGAATGTACTAAAAGTTTAGTTATTCCGTTAGTTCCCATATAGAAATAATAAAATAATGATCTAATACTATTCAAAGCATTTCCTATATTCAAATAATCTATTTTGAAACTATTATCAATATTAACAAATAACACAAAAAACCAAAATATAGAAATATATAATACAGCATAATATATAAATCCTTCTTCAAAACTTCTTATAATATTTATATCAACAGACCACTGAATTAATATTAGTGAAATATATCTTATAAAAAAAGTTGTTATTATAAATACAAGTCTATCTTCAAAAGATATTGATAATTGTAAATAAGGATTACTTGGATTATTTTCAAAAGAAATTAATTTATCTTTTATATCTTTTAAACTTTTTTTAGGTTCATTATCATCTAAATTATTATTATACTTATCAATATCATAATTAAATTGCAATATAGAGTTATCATATGTATTATTTTTATTCTTTTCGGTAATATAATCATCATCTTCACTAAAATTTTTATTATTAAAATTAGCTAAATTTTTTAATTCATAATGTTTTTGCAAAACCTTTATAACTTTTAAATATTCCTTTTGTTTTATAATTTTAGTACTATCATCTACCGCTTTTGTTAATTTATTTTCTTTATCTTCCTCATTTTTATCGCTTTCATTGTTAGTTGATGAATAAGAATAACTAGGTATTGAGGTGTAACTAGTATCGGACGTTTGTTGTCTTTCAGGTCGCGTTTGTTGATTATCTTGAATTTGCAGAATAGATTGTGCTGACGGAGTAGTAGATGGCATAAGTTGCGATTGTTGTTGTGGTCGTTGTGGTCGTTGTGATGCTAGAGGTATTAATTCTGGTAATGTGTTAGTCTGTTGTGAAAGTCCTGTATTTTGTACTGGTAATCTTCCATTTTGACTTGGTAAAGTTTCTTTAGCAATTTTTTTAATTTCTTCTATTAGTGATTTTATAGTTTTACTCATTTCATCTTTTGTATCATTTATTTCTCCATATTTATCATACAATTTATTTGTTATATCCTTAATAAGTGTAGAAATAGTACTATTTTTAATAGATGTTTCTCCTATATTTTCATCATTATTTTCAAATAATTTTTCAACTTGTGATTTTATTTCATCTTGCACATTTATCTTATCATCAGAACCTCCTTTTTGATTTATTAATTTATTAACTATATTATCAATATTAGCTTCTTTAATATTATTTCCATATACATCTATAATTAACTTTTTTAAATCACTTCGCAGATTATTAACTATCTCCTTGTTTTTTATTTTACTTATTTTAATTTTTTGTATTAATTCAATTATTTTTGATTTTAATATATTATTTTTAGAATTACCACCACCTTTAGAACTATAATTTAATTTACTCAATAAATCTCTTTCTTTTTCATTTAAATTTTTAATTGTATTTAATTTAGTATAAATATATCTAATAATATTAGGATCTTTTTTATACATTTTTATAAAATTTATATAAAAATTGTATCTTGAATTATAATTTTTTTTTAAATCAACATCTTTTATTAAACTATCTATTAAATCAATTTCTGTTTCTTTATTAACATCATCTGTATCGTCTTCTATACTGCTTGATAAAATTTTTGCAAATTCTATTTTTTTATACATTATATTAAAAAATAATGCTTCCTTATAGGTATTATAGATAAAAATATTAATTTTGCACCGTATATATAATTTTCCATATTATTGAAAATAGCAATAATATAAACAGAATTGATGCCAGTATGTAATTAAAAGAAGCTCTATAATAATAAAGTAATGTGTAATTAAATAATAATAATATAATTGACCAAAAAAATGTTAATATTATAGCAAATTTTGATATATTTATATTATTATATATAGCTTCTTTACTTATAAATTGTTTAATTTTATTTTGTAATTGTTTTGCTATTTCGGTCTCATTATTTTTAAATATTTTCGATAAAGCTGTATTTGTTGGATTTATTCTATTGATATTTTGCATTAAATTCTTATAATTTAATGGAATGTATGCTGATGGTATATATTTACACGGAAATAATCCAAATATATATATATAATGTTTATTTTCTGGTTTTAAATTATCTTCATTTAAAAATATATTACTAATTAGTCTATAATTATATAGATCATTTATATTCTCCTTTTCTTGTTTTAACATATACATATAAGGGGTATAAAACTCTTTTGACATATTATTATCATATATATATATAATTATTTATTAAAATATAAAAATAACTAAAATAACTAAAATAACTAAAATAACTAAAATAACTAAAATAACTAAAATAACTAAAATAACTAAAATAACTAAAATAACTAAAATAACTAAAAT